GAAGCAGGAGACGAAGCAGGAGACGAAGCCGGGGACGAAGCAGGAGACGAAGCCGGAGACGAAGCCGGGGACGAAGCCGGGGACGAAGCCGGAGAAGATACAGAGATACAAAGACGAGACGATCCCGCCGGTGAGTAACCGTTGAAGCCGATCGACCAATTCGACGAGACAGGAATATCATCGAAGTCCGGACCGCTCGGAGGAACTCCCGCCGTATAGTAAATGTTTGAGCTTTGATTGTCGCCAACATACCAAACGCCGCCCGACCATCGCAATTGAAAGCCGTTCGCGTTCTCGTAAATGATCGTGCCGTCCGCGGCGAAGGCGATCCCTTCATATTCCCCATTCGCGTCTTCCGTACCAAATCCGGCAAGCCTTACACATTCAGCATGAGAGAAGCTCCTGATAGGTGACGGAGATCCGCTAGGGGACGCAGAAGCCGACGCAGAAGCCGACGGGGATCGCGTAGGTGATGATTCGATCGCTCGGCTAGATACAGTAATCGATGAAGCCGAAGGCGACAAGGACGGAGAGATAGACGGCGATTGCGGAGACGGACAACAAGAGGCGAAGGCGTCCGCGGGAATGTTGTCGAAGGTACCCCAACAAACTTGACCGAATTCGTTGTATAGAACTTGTTGAGCGTCCGGAGAGAATCCGGTGATAAGCGGCCACGGCGTAAAACCGTGATGAATTATCGATCCGCTTTCTTGTTGCGTCCAATCGTCGCTTTTTACATAGCCGATAAATATCCGCCAAATTATTTGCGTAAACTCGGCGCATTCTTCGGTTACTTCCCAACGCTCGCACTCGTCGCCCTTCTGAATTTCCGGATTGATATCATAAGTCCAAAAATCCGGGCAATTCGCGCATTCGTACTTGAGTTTAACTTCTACCCAATAACGAGTTTCACCTTCGCACCCAGCCGGAGAAGGATCCGGAACCGGTGACGGCTCGACATATCCGCTTGCGTTGATCTCTTCGCAAGTTACCGGATCGTTCTCGAGGATTTGCTCGTACTTCTCGACGTCGACAACCTCGCGACCGATTTGGACCGTACCGCCCTCGATTATGAGCGTCCGCTTGCCGTCCGAATCCCAAACGAAATGACCGACGAAGTCTCCCTCGTTCTTCTCCCATTCGAAAATCCATTTTATAGAGAAATGCTCGTATGAGACGGTTTGATCATATTCGCCGGAATAGAATATCTGAACGATCGTACCTTCTTTGATTCGCTCGCGTTGATCCTTCTCCATGATGATATTAGGGAGATCCTGATCGCAATCGAAGTCGCGGGAGTACTCGTTGCGTTTCCAGCGATAGCGATCGCCTTCGGATCCGAGCCAGAAGACCTCTTCCGCCTCATAGAAACCGCCGCCTAGATCCGTTCCTATACGTACGAATACTTGTTCCTGTATTGCGATCGTCGAGTCGCTCGAGGATTGAAAGTGTCCGCCGCTCGTCCTTTGCTGGAAGGCTTCCGTCCATCGGACGGATTTACTCATTCGTTGGTGAGCGTCATCGGTAAGAAGGTTCAGCGCCAAAACAAAATCCCCTTACGGCATCGTTGTGGGGAGCCCCCACGTCGTCATATCTTGCTCTATGCAAGTTTGAAAAACGAGGAAGATATTCGTATCGAGAGACGCTTCGTGTAGGCCGTTGCCGTCAAGCTTGAAGGGGGTTAGGGCCGTTTGTCCGCCGGTTGCGATCTTGCGCTTCACGCCGCCGCGGATCTCATTGAAGCCTTGATCGATTACCGCACGATCCCAGCCGGGAACCTCCTTGAATTGCTTTCCGTTTACCGGACCGATAGGACCGTCGTCGGATTGAACGCGACGGATCGGTCGATAGATAAATTCCGCTTGTAGCTGGTAATAGTCGCCGCTCGATAGCTCTTGCTTCCCGGAGGTCGTCCAACGAACGCAACGGAGCGTATGCGTAGGGAACACCTCCCCGAATGCGGTGACGTCCTGATCATTTATCGCGCCTTGTCTCTGAGCTTGTTCCTCGATATCCCAAGACGAGAACCATTTCGACGCGTTTATCTTCACATAGGAATAGGTTTCCATGAGCGGATCGATAAACGGATCTTTCGCCGAGTTGGTGATCGGGTCTCCGTTGACGTCCCCGTTCGCGTCCGTAGTCATTTCGTTCTCGATGATCCGTTGATATGGCACGAAGTCCGTAGAGACTACCCAATCGTTTTGCGTCGGATCCGAGTTTTGACCGCCGGTCGGTGGTTGCTTGTACATAACCAAAACGAGAAAGGTCAAATAACCGTCGAGCTCTTGACAGTCGTAGTCGTGAACCGTCGCGGTTCCGTCCGTCGGATAGCCGTCTCCCATTTCCGGAATCGTATCCCCATACGCGCCATTTCCGGCGAGATCGAGAAGTTCCTTCATATCGGTGAGGGTATCGTCACAAACGACGAGATACGCCCGGGTATAGTTCGTTTTCTCGCCGGAGTTATCGTCCCAACGCTTCGCCGCTTCTCGGCTTCCGACTGTTTCGTTTACTGATACGATCGCCATCTTATGCAATTCCTACGGCTTGTAAATCTTCGAGCTTTTGAGCGATAGTCCGTTGCTCTCGGGTTTGCTTTACTTGCTCTTTCGCGTTCTTCTCCGCGGCTTCCCTGATCTTCTTTTGTTGCTCGAGCTGATCCTTCTGAATCATATCCTCCGGAGAGACGAGGTTCTTTTGAAGGCGGTAAGCTTCTACCGTACCATCCTCTACGGCGGTAGCGAATTGCTTCGATACGCCAACCGGTACCGGAGCTTCCGATTGACCCGGCTCTCCCGGAGGCTTCGCCGCGCCTTTCACAATCTTGTCCGCCGCGGTCCTCTCCATTCCGAGCTTGTTGAGAGCCTCGTCTCTAGCCGCTCGGTTTTCCTCGTAGATTGAGGTGAAGCCGTTCGCGATACTCTCGGCTTCCGCCGCAAGGCTACCGGATAGCTCTTTGAAAAAATCCTTGAAGGTTACTTCCGGATTCGTGATCGCTTCCCATAGCATCTTGAAATTATTTACGGATTGCTGGAAGAATCGGAGCTGAATCGTCATAAGCTCGGCGAATAGGTTTTGTCCGAGATCCATTACGAGCTTGATCGCGAACCTAACCTCCGTCAAAAATACCTTGAGCGTCGTCAACCAATGTTGAACCATATCGGCGAAGCTCGTCGAGCTTTTCACCTTCTCGTCGAGAAGACCAAACTCGCGACCGATCGCGACCAATTCGTCGACGATCTCCGATAGGGCAATTCCGAGAGCAATTCCCGCAACACCGGCGGCGATCAGTAGCTTGACGAACGCGCCGAGACCTACCGCCGTAATGATCGGGATAAACACCTTCGCGAGCGCCGCTCCCATTACGACAAGCTTTCCAATAATCAACAAGAGCGGACCGATCGCCGCCGCAACCGCTAGAACCTTGATCAGAAAACCTTGCATCGGATCCGACATTTGGCGAAATACTCGAGTAACGCTCTTGATGCCGTCGGCGATAGCCGCAACAACCGGAGCCAATTTGTCGCCGATCTCGATCAATAAGTTAGTGACGTTGTTCTTCGCGATCTTTATTTGAGCCGAGAAGCTCCGGAGTTGCCTGTCTGCTACCTCTTGGGTAGTTCCTGCCGCGCCTTTGAGATCTTTGTGATACCTTTTGATCGCGTCCGCGGTGCCGAGAAGAGGCAATATCGCTTGTTGTTGGCGAGCCGCAAATCCGAGAGCCGCCATTTCAGCGGATCTTTGCTCTACACTCATCCCCTCAAATTCATTCGACAAGTCACGTACAATATCCGCCAATGGACGAAGAGAACCGTCCGCCTCGAATAGCGCGAGGTTGCTCTTCTCCCATGCGTCCGCGTTGTCTTGTGCCGCTTTGACCATGAGTCGAATCGCTCGACCGAAGGTGTTACCGGCAAGCTCTCCCTTGATACCCTGATCGGCAAAAGCCGCAAGGACCGCGACGCCTTCTTCCATTTCGATATTGAATTGCTTCATAATCGGACCGGCTTCCCGCATAGTTGAAAATGCGAATTGTTCGACCGTCGCATTCGCGAGAGTGTTCGCCTTAACTAATACGTCAGTAACGCGGGTAAGGTTTGCCATTCTCTCTTGAAGTGTCCCCGTATTCAAGCCGAGGGCGCTTTGAGCATCCGTCGCGAGGTCCGTCGCCGTTGCGAGGTCAAACATACCGGCTTGAGCGAAGGCCGCGACTCGAGGCATTGCGAGAAGTGATTCTCGAGCGTCGAAACCGGCGGACGCGAGGAAGAAGTAGGAATCCGCCGCTTGCCTTGCTGAAAATGTAGTTTGCTCGGCTACCCTTTTCGCCGCCTCGCTCATCGGACCGCGAAGCTCGTCTCCGAGCTCACCCATTATCGCGATAGACTGATTCATCGCCTGATCGAAGTCGGCGAAGCTTTTTACTCCGAGAGTTCCGACGGCGAGAATGGGAGCCGTGATCGTCGCGGTAAGCGTCCGACCGGCTCCCTCGATTCTGCGTCCTATCTTATCGGCCTGTCCGACTAAATCGTCGAGCTGATTGGTTACGCGCTTGACGGACCGCTCGACTTGAACGGTGTTCGCCGTGATATCGAATACAATTGATCCAATATTCGTCGCCACGTTTACTTTTCCTCTCTTTTAGTCCGATTTCGCGATAACCATCCTTTGATCGCGCTTTCTGTCTTTTTGGCCTTTTCGTCGCTATCTCTAAAGCAAGAGAAATAGACCTTCATCTTTTCATGGATTTCGAAAGGCGATACCGATCTCCGTCCAAACATGGTAACGACGACCGAAATCAGGAAAGCCGTCCGCCAATCTGAGCGATAAGGTTCCGGCATTTCGACCATGTCGTATGCCATTTGTTGCGCGAATCCTTTTGAGGTCAACCTCCGTTTTGCTTCGGAGTAGGTGCATCCGAGCCGTCCGGCGACGTTGTACCATCGTCGGAGCTCGGGATTTTCTTTAAGTTTCCCGCGTACTTTTCGACCTCTTCATCGGTCAGTCCGTTCATTTCTTGCGCGATCGTTTGCAAACGGTTCAAGACGCCGGAGTTCTTCTTTTGAAGGTCGCGCACTTGAGCCGGTGAGAAGAGCGGAGATCCGTCCTTCTTTGCCATGCATTTCTGCAAGAGGTGAGAGGATAGTCCGGAGTAGTCGGAGATCTTGCGATCGTCGCCGGAGCCTACCATACGAGCTTGAACGAGTCCGATATAGTTGTCCCGGTCCTGTCCGGTCATACTCTTCATGTAGATCGCGCCGCCCCATTCGGGAACGGGGACTCGGCGCATTTCAATGTCATCGGCTTCGATGATCTGTGCAAAAGTTAGATCCTCAAGATCTTGCAGTTCGTTGTTTTCTTCGCTCATGATTTCCTTTCAGCGGTTAGGAATTTACGGGTAGGATGAAGTTCTTAGGAAGCGGAAGCGCCGCCGCCCGGGGTGTAGGTGATATCGTCGGCAACCTTGAAGGTCACGTTAGCCATCATTACGGTCTCAAGTTGAGCCGTCGGACCTTGCGCCGTCATAAAGCCGAGGAAGCTCTCAGCCGTTCCGTCCGGATAGGTGACGATGATCTCGTCGATTTCGCCCCATGGCGGAGTCTGCGACGGATCCCATTGGATATTGAGCGTCAAGTCGCCGCCCTCTACCAGTTTCGCCGGAATGTATTTGTGGTGACCGGTGCTCCCCATGTGGGAAACGTTCAACTGCTCGAGGCTTTCATTTGGTGGGGTGAGGTCGACAACCTTCGCGGAGAAGCCGAGACCGCTAAAATTGAAAGTTGTTCCTGTACTGACTAAGGGCGCGCTCATTTGGCGATCCTCCGTTTTGGTAATGGTGGTTTATCGTGAAAGTATGTCGATCGTTCAATTCAAGCAATAAGCGAGGTTATCGCGCATTATGGTGATCAGGTAGGCCAACGAACTCCGCGCCTCCATGAATAGGTAACGCCTCCGACAACGAAAGAACCTGTCATTGCGTCGCCGATCTTGTAATCGCTAAATGTTGGCTTGCCGGTTGTCATTACGCTCATCTGTCGAATAATACTTGGCGTGGATTCACTGAGCGGATTCCATACCGTATTGTCCACGAAAGATGATCCGTTTGCATACAGCTTTAGGCTATTCGAAGCGACGCTTATCGAGTTATCGGCATATCGATAAAGAGTCAGGTTTGAGTCAACGCGCCAGTCGTGCTTCAACGAATAACTAGTAAAACTTCCGTTTCTCGCTATATCATAAGCAGTAGGACAGACTTCCTTTTCGACTCCGCTCTCTGCGGCAAGCCATGTTTCGCCACACCAGTTTATCGTGCCGGTATTACCCGATACAGTGAGGATCATCGTCGGCGCGTCGCCAGCGCACTGCAATTCAGGCGACGGTGACGGCGAAGGACTAGGGCTTGGGGAAGTCGTCGGCGATGATATCCGACTTGGAGACGGTGAAAAGATCGCTGACGGGGACGGCGAGGCTGACGGGCTTACGGCTCGTGAACTAATCGCCGGAGACGACTTTTGTTCACGGCTCGGAGAAACAGACGGAGAAGGCGCGCTCGGCGACACGTAAGGCGAAGGCGAAGGCTCTTCGATTAGCGGAGTCCGGATCGCCGCGATATCCATCATAAATGAATGGCGATCCTTTTCGTCTTGTCCGAGGTAGATCGGTACCGTCAATTGACGAAAAGTCAAATACTTCCAATCCTCCGCGCTCCAACCGATATAATTCGAGACGCCGGAGGCGATTTGCCAGCACTTGTTATAGCCGTCCCGGTAGTCCGATGAAACGATCTTCACTTCGATCGTGGGGTATTCGACCAAACCGTCGAGAACGTCGGGACCGATCGCGTTTATCGGGCGAAGAGGCGGAACCGAGCTAGACGACCGCAAAATAACGGCGTTCTTCACCGAAGGCGGCTCGAATCCGTAAAATACTCCCCATGATCGGCGAGTCGTGTTCCTCGCGAATCCGAGATCGATCAAGAGCGCGCCGAAGTCTTCTTCCGGGCTATTTGGTACTTCGTCTAAGCGCATTCGCTCCACCTCTTGCCGCTAGTCGGAGGATCTCCGCGGTACTACTGTCTCGAGCCGACCGCAAGTATCGCGGTCCGCCGTGTTTCCAATTCCACGCGGGATTACCAAACTCTACCGCGAGCGCATAGAAAGCCGCCGCTCCTACTCTTACGGTATTTTTGTCTCGTACTTGTTGAGAAGAGATCGCCATGGTATTAGCGAACGCCTCTCTCAATTTGTTGACGTCGACTCCGGGAAGGTTGATGATCTTAGGAGTCGGAGCCGGATGATCCTTCCGGAAGATAAAATGAGAGGCTCGAAGGTTCGAGGTGTCAATCGGCGCGAGTCCCTTACTCTTCGATTCGACAACCATTGCGCCTTGATACATTCCAGCTCGAGCGCCGTCGTAGACATTCTCGACCGCCTTGCGTAGCATTGCCGCGACTCTCTCGGCTCCCTTCACTTGGATTTTTATCATTGGATCGGACCCTCGAGCATGAGCTTACGGACGCGGAGCTTTCCGTTTATGCTACTGGCGAATTGCGTCTTCTTGATTGCTTTTGCATTATCATAATCCAAAGGTGATCTCGAGGCAAGAGACTCGGTTTGCGCGTTAGTTGGGGAGAAATTGTAGAGAAGCATTTCGTCGAGCCAAAAGAGCTCGCCGCTATCATTCAGCCATCGGACGACGACCGAAGAATCAGCCGCCGGGATAGGCGATACAACCTCTCCGGCTTGCTCTTCGTTGTTTACGAGTATCTTGATCGACTCGTTCGACGGATCGTTGATTACTTGGATATTGCTCCATTCGTTGTCGTATAGACCTGAGAAGTACTCTTCCCCGTTGACGAATAGAGAGCCATCCTCCGCGGATATTTCTATTCCTCCGACCTCTATGGTGAGAAAGCGATCAGAAGCCGAAGGGGACGGCGAGAGAGAGGGAGAGGGGCTCGGGGATATTGACGGAGAACCGGACGGCGACGCCGGAGCTTGCACCTTCAACCAAAAGCCAAGAATCCAAGAGCTAGAATCCGAGAGGTCGACGACCGTAGCCGTCTCGATCTCATTTCGATAAATATCCGAGCCGTCGTTTGTCAAGGCTTCATCGCGAGCGCCGTCTCCGAATTTCACCTCGCCGTCGTTTATCACGAAAGAAGGTCCGTCGTCTTGACTGTCGAGCGTTTCGTCGAATTGCCAATGAGCCGCCCACGCTCCGAGACCGTCCGCCTCGTTTGGGTATTCCGTCATATTGCCGGGAAGCAAGTCGTCGAGCGTCCCCTTCATAACATATCCCGCGGCCTCAACGTCACGATCGATATACATATACGACGAGTTTGCGTGATCGAGGTTTAATTGACCGTCGATCCAACGAGCCTTGACCTCTACCGGATCACCGAAAGGACCGCGATCAGGGTAGCCGTCCGTATTCGGAGCCGGTGACCAATAGAGAGCGTCGTCGATCAATGCGGTTTTCGTGATACTCGGCATAGGTCAAACCCTCAACAGTCGTCGCATTCATCGCCGTCGGTGTATGTATCCGTCGAAGGCTTCCCGCAAGTTACGTTTACCGCCGTGAAGCGTAGAGTCGGGACGACCTTCTCGGCGAGAGCGTCTTCGTTGCCGAGCTGATTCGTACAGTCGAACCGTTTCGCCGTTTGTCCCCAAGTCGTAGCGTCGAAGCCTACTCCGAAGACATTGTCGGAGTACTTGTCTTGCGCCTCGAGCGTTTGAGTCTCGATTTGCTGGCGATCACCGCTCGATGATGCGAGGTGAGCGGCGAGGTACTTTGCGACGCGATTCGCGACGGCGGTCCCGCACTCGTCCTCGATCGAAGTATCGAGGCTCTCGAGATATGCGATTGCGTCGTCGATGAAACAGGCTAGAGCCTCGTCGCTCAAGTCTGTTCCCGGCATTACGCATTTTATTTCAGTTAGTGTGACCTCGATCGCCATCCTCGCCGTCCTCCGTAGGATATTCTTCTTCTTCTTCGAAATCTTCGTCAATCAAGTCTTCGTTGAAATCGTCCTCTTCTAATTCGAGGATACGGTTCAGCGGCAAATATTGGAAAGCTTCGATCGTCGAGTCGACGTCGCTAACGACTACCTCGAGTTCGTAGTGAGTCGTCCAGCGCGCGAGCTCCGAGATCAGCTCCGAGACCTTCTCGTCTCCGTCGTCGTGTAGATCATAGCCGACAAGTATGATCCGCTTCGCTCCGAGGATCGCCGCGAGATTGATCAAGGCCGCGTCTTCGCTTCCGTTCATGCATATACGAAACTCGTCGAAGGTGATCCCCTTCGTCCGACGCGTGAAGTTCTTCCAATTCGGATAATAGCGAGAGTCGGCAACGATCGAGAAAAACAAACATTCGTCGCCAGCGTCGGCGACCTTCTTCCGGTTGCGCATAACGTCGCCGCGATTCGCGAAGAAGTAGGCGTCGATATGATCTAAACCGAGAAGCTCGAAAAAGCGCCCTCCGGCAACGACTCTCCCCATTTCCGAAATCTTGGAAATGAGGGAGTCGTCCGCATCTTTACCGATACAGAATACCGTTTCGCCGTCCCATACGCGAGGCTTTGTAGGTGCCTTGTATAGTCGACGGACTTCCATTACTCGTCGCCGTCCGGTGAAGATGTGCTCTCGCCGGTGAGATCAATTCCGCCGGTCGTGGATTGAGCTTCGTCCGGATCGCATTCGAGATCGTCGAACTCTTCGACCTTCGTGATAATTGGTTCCGCTTTGGCAAGGCGAGCGAGGAAACGCTTTTTGCGGTCTTCCATCTTCTTCGACTCGGACTTGAGAAGAGCCTTCGCCTTCGCTTCTGTCATCCATTCGGCCTTGAGCGGGATCCCTTCGTGACTTACGACATTGAACTTGTCGCGTCGGCGGATGATTTGAACGGTACAGAAACGATCGATCGCGTCTCGGAATGCTGGCAATTGCGCCGCAGTGAGGTGCTCAATAACGATCGATACGAATTTGTTCGGGAAGTTTTCGATCAACGGGCGCTCGGAAATGATGATCGAGCCCTTTTTTAAGGTGCCTTTCTTGTCGTGGTAGGTACCGTTCTTGAGGATGAAGATTTTAGGCTTTGCCATTTTGCGGATTCTCCTGATTGATTTTCAGCGGGGGAAAGTGGGAAGCCGGACGGGATCTCCCCGTCCGGCCTAAGTCATCGGCTCGGGCGCTTACGCGGCTCCGATCGTGCCGATTGCGACTCCGAGGTTTCCGTCCTGATCGGATAGGAAACGAGGAATCATAATGGTCATGATCTTGAAGTTCAACTCCATGCCGCCTTTCGTATCCCAATTTACATTGGTGAAAGGCAAGCCGTTGATCATTTCCACATTGCCCGGCATCATTTCGACCATGATGACCTTGTCATCGGCGAGAGTGTCGAGAACGCGGACGGATCCCGGGCCGAACTCTTGGATCGACTCGATGCGTTGACGAACCGTCTGACTGTAGTCAGCGCGATAGTCAAGATCGAGAACGGTCTCGAGGATGGTCGGAATGTAGATCATGTACGGACCGTACTTCTTCTTGTTAATGAGGGCTTGCTTCATATCAAGAAGATCGGTCACGATAGCCGTACCGTCGGTTGCTTGAGTCCAATCGGTAAGAGCGACCGCCGCCGAATTCGGGGTGTCGACATAACCGCGGATCGTAGCGCCGCCGTAGGTGTAGCCGTCAAGACCGTTGACGAGGATATCTTCGACTTTCTCGGCGATATCCTGTGTCCGTTGAGACGTGATCGTCGTGTCGAGAGGTGCGCCGGAATTGCGGGATACCTGCAATTGACGGAACGGGATCGAATAATCCGCATGGATGATCGGGAGAGGCAAGCTCTCGAGTCCGAACTGAACGGACTGATTGTCGCCAATGACGCGAGGATCCATGGAAACGTCAGCGCCTTCGGTGCGGCTCATCGTCTGCCATTGAAGGATAGGATTCGCCATCCCATCCATGTTCATTTGATAGCCGCGAGACTGCAAGTCTGCAACGGCGCGAAGGCGGATACGCGCGACCTCGATGATCGTGTTATCGAGACGAATCCATTCGTCCTTCAACAACAGAGAGTTGTTTGTACGGAGCGCCTTCTTGTTGAACTTCTTTCCGCTCAAAAGCATTTTCTTGAGACGAACGCCGAAGTCCCCAAGGGAAGCGGTTCCGATTTGTACTGGACTACTCATTTTTCGAGTTGCTCCTGTTTTTTGGGGTTACGGTTACGCGAACTCA